AATTTTAGGTGTTAGTTTAAAAGCAGGTGGAAAGAAAACTACTGAACCTAAATTAAACACTTATGTTAATACTGTATTCAACGCATTTAGACAAGGGAATAAGTTAAGAGGGATTTATGCTAAGGTACATAAAGAAGCACATGGTAAAATTCCAGGTATGCCCCCAGCGAATAGATTTCAGAAAGATAGAAAAACATCACAAGTTTTAAGAGACTTTGATAAAAAGAATAATAAGAAGTATGAGGAACTTTACAATACCTATCTAGATATAATGAGACAAGAAATTATTAAACTGTTTAATGCAAATAGAAAAAATACTTTAGAATATATTAAAAAAGAAGTTTTAAGAGATGCACCAGACACACCTACAATGGTAATTAAAGCATCAGGTAAAGGTTATGAAGAGATAACTGAAAAAGATGCTTTAGGAGTATTCATACCACAAGTAGATTTTGTAAAAGCATATCCTAGTAGAACTTCTAAGCAAAATTGGGAAATAGAATTAAAGTCTGGTTCAGATAGTTTAATTATGAAGATGTCTATTAGAACTAACAAATCAGGTCATGCAGGTGTAAAAAAATTAGGACAACATTCTCTTGCAGTAAAATATAACTCATTGGCAACAAAGTAATGAAAACATATAAAGATTTAATGAACGATAACAGATGCCCACCAGGTATGAAGTACGATAAAAAATTAAAACAATGCGTACCAAAAAAAATAAGATATAAGGGAAGATATATTCTTGGCGTTCCAAAAAATACAAGTGGGGGTGATGAGACACCTGCAAATGGAAATGGCAACGGCAATGGTAATGGAAACGGAAACGGAAATGGTGGAAACGGAAACGGAGGTGGCAATGGTGGAAATGGAGGTGGTGAATAATGCTTAGTTTTATACAAGAACAAGCTGGTAAAAATCTTCACATGGAACATATTGAAGATGAGATTATTAATCATGGCGTACCAGGTGGAAGAGCAGCTATAAATTTTTTAAGAAGTTTGAGAGATATGTTAGCAGGTGCAAGTAGATCATCTGTTAACATGACTGTTAAATGGGATGGTGCTCCAGCTATCTTTGCAGGTACTGACCCTAGTGATGGTAAGTTCTTTGTTGCGAAGAAGTCTGTATTTAATGTAAATCCTAAATTATATAAAACTAACAAGGAGATTGACGATGATTTATCTGGTCAACTTAATGCAAAGTTTAAGATCGCTCTCAAAGAGTTTTCAAAACTTAACATTAAAGGTGTACTTCAAGGTGATCTCATGTTCACAAATGATCTTGGAAAAACTAAGATTGATGGTGTTTCATATATCACATTTCAACCCAACACTATTGTTTATGCTGTTCCTAGTGATTCTGACTTTGCAAAGACAATAAACAAAGCAAAGATTGGAGTAGTTTGGCATACAACATATTCTGGTAAAGACTTACCAAGTATGAAAGCATCCTTTGGTGCAGACATAAACAAACTTACAAAAACATCATCTGTTTGGATGGACGATGCATCATACAAAGATGTATCTGGTAATGCAACATTTAATAAATCAGAAACAGACGCAGTTACAAAAATACTATCTGAAACAGGTAAAACATTTCAAAGAATTAATGCACCTCTATTAAAGAAATTTTTAGATTTACAAGCATCAATGACAGGTCAATTAGTTGGTGCATCATATAAAACATATTATAATAGTAAAGTAAGAGCAGGCGAAACTATTAAAAATCCTAGTAAATATGCAAGAGAATATGAGAAATTTGTATCTGATAAACTACAATCGCAAGTGGATAAATTAAAAACTCCTAAAGGAAAAGCGAAGTATCAGAATATACAAAAGGAATATACTAGAGAAATTAAGAAACATGTACGTAATTTAGAACAAGTTGTCAGGTTTCAAAACTTATTGATTGACGCAAAAATGCAGATTGTCAAAAAACTAAATAGTGTAAGGCAATTGACTAATACGTTTATTCGTACTAATAATGGATATAAAGTGGTCAACCCAGAGGGGTATGTTGCGATAGACAGAGTATCAGGCAATGCCGTTAAATTAGTCGACCGAATGGAGTTCTCATTTAATAACTTCACGGCGATTAAAACATGGGATAAATGATAAGATGTCAAAAACAATAGAACAATTTAATAAAGATATGGGTCTTGATGAGTTACGTGTTATTAACGTAGCACAAAGACGTAAGATTGCTAGACGTATGGCACGTTTGGCAAAGTCTTCAGCATTTAAAAAGAAAAAAGAAAGATCACTACTTAAAATTGCTTCGCCAGAAAAACAAGCAGTCAAAGCAAGAAAAGCTGCTAAAAAACTTATAGTCAAGAAGTTTTACAAAAACTACGATCAATTATCCCCACAAATGAAAGTTAGAATAGACCAACAAATACAAGCAAAGTATGGTGCGGCTATCAATAAGATTGCGGGTCGAATGAAAATTAAAGTTAAAAAAGCAGAACTTGATAAAGTAAAAGCAGCTAGAGCTGCAAGACAGGCGAAACAAAGTGAAAAATCAAATTAAAAAATTCAGTTTATTTGAAGTACCTTTGGTAGAGAAAAAGGTTGTCTTTACTTTTGGTAGATTCAATCCACCAACAACTGGTCATGAAAAATTAATTGATAAAGTTAAATCAGTTGCAGGTAGTGATGAATATCGTATCTACCCATCACAATCACAAAATCAAAACAAAGACCCACTTCCATATACTAAAAAAGTAGCATATATGAGAAAGATGTTTCCTAAACATAAGAGAAGCATTGCAGTAGATAAAAATCCTAGAACTGCTATAGATATCGCAACCACTTTATATAATCAAGGATACAGAGATGTAACTATGGTTGTAGGTTCTGATAGAGTAAAAGAATTCGAAACACTATTAAAAAAATATAATGGTGTAAAAGCAAGACATGGTATGTACAAGTTTGACAATATCAAAGTTGTATCTGCTGGAGATAGAGACCCAGACGCTGAGGGTGTTACGGGTATGTCTGCAAGTAAAATGAGAAAAGCTGCATCTGATGGTAACATGGATGACTTTATGAAAGGTTTGCCAAGAGGATTTAAAGATGGTAAGTCTTTATATAGAGACATTAGAAAAAACATGGGTATCAGAGAAGAAAAAGATATGGGTGTTATGAACGATTACGAATCTAAAAGAGACGCATATCTAACGGGTAAAATTTGGAACATAGGTGATATAATTGAAGCAAAAGAAATGGTTGGAAAGATTGTTCAAAGAGGTACAAACTATGTATCAATGGATGTAGATAATAAAATTCATAGAGTATGGTTACATGATATAAAAGAATATGCACATGGTGGAAGAGCTCAAGGATATGGATTATATAATCCAACAGCAGATTTAAATTTAAGAGCTTCTAAATTAGATAAAGTGAAACAAGATAAAGATGTGAAAGACGAACCAGGTACACAACCTGCAAAATATTATTCTGGCGTGAAAAAGAAAACAAAAGATGACAGAGCTGCACACTTTAGAAAGGGTGCAAAAATGGATGATGATAATCCAGCTGCATACAAACCAGCACCAGGCGACAAGGGTGCAAAAACTAAACCGAGTAAACATACTCAAAAATACAAAAAAATGTTTGGAGAAAATATGCCTAAGACATTAAATCAAGTCCTAGATGAAAAGATTGCAGGTCTTGTAAAAAAGGCAGATAAGTCAGGTATCGCCTATTCAATCTTAAAACAAGTTTATAACAGAGGAATGGCTGCCTGGCGAACAGGCCATAGACCAGGTACTACACCACAACAATGGGCAATGGCTAGAGTTAATTCTTTTGTTACAAAATCAAAAGGAACATGGGGTGGCGCAGATAAAGATTTAGCTGCAAAAGCAAGAGGTTCTAAAAAAGAAGCATTAGAACATCCACATGAAACAGACAAACAATATAGAAAAGACACACCAGGTCAAGAAGAAAGTTTATGGGCAAACATCCATAAGAAAAGACAAAGAATCAAACAAGGTTCTGGTGAAAGAATGAGAAAGAAAGGTGAGAAAGGCGCACCTACACCAGCACAAATGCAAAGAGCAAAAAATGCTAGTGAGGAAACTATTCAGACTTGGTTTGAATCAACAGAGACTAGAGGTTCATATCAATACAAGTATGGCGAAGATTGGTGGTGGAAACTGAACGAAACTCATGATGCAATGTTAGAAAAGATTGGTGTATGTTGTGAGGATTGTAAAGAGGATAAACAACATGTAACATCTTGGAAAGTATTTAAAGAACAAAACTTTTGGGGTGAGATAGAAGAAGCTGCTGAGTATCAAGGTAGAAAAGTTACACTTAATAAACCTACAAAAGGTGATGTTAAGAAATCAAAAGTGTATGTAAAAAATGATAAAGGTAATGTTGTCAAAGTAGAGTTTGGTGATCCAAATATGGAGATCAAGCGAGATGACCCTGCTAGAAGAAAGAGCTTTAGAGCAAGACATAACTGCGATAACCCAGGGCCAAAATACAAAGCTAGATATTGGTCTTGTAAGTTTTGGGAAAAAGGAAGAACTGTTACATCGTTAAAGAAAGGTTAAGATGCAAGAACTAACAGATTTCATGAAGCTTGTATCTGCTGAGAAGATTAAGGTACAAGAGATAAAAGAAGAAAGACAGAAAAGGTTTGCACCTAGAATTAATACAAGTGCATCTTTAGCTGACTTCTTTACCATGATTTCTGAAGCACCTAGAATACCTAGAAAAAAAGGACAACCTGCAGGTTCCGATAAACATTCTGATTTATATACAGATGAAAATCCTAAAGGAACAATACACGGTCTAGGATTTAAAGATGTAGAAACAGCAAGAGCAAGTGTTAAAAAAATTATCAACTCTGGTAAAAAACACGCACATAAAATACAAGCTGCTATTGCAATGGAACAAAGAGCAAGAGTAATGGGTAAAACAGCTGAGGCTGCTGTCTTTAGAAAATACATCGAAAAGATGAAAAAGAAAACTAAAGAAATGCAGAAAGAGGAAGTTGTTCAACCACAGATAATAACTGAACAAGATAATGCACAAAGAATTGATGTATTAAAAACTTTCTTTGGTAGATTAGATAAGTTTGAAGAAACTTTAAATCAAAGACAACTAGCTCAGAAAATGAACAAGTATATGCCTGAGCAAAAAGATACAAACGAATTAACACAATTAAAAGAAGAGTTTAATCGTTTTAGACAATTGGTACAACAACAAATGTCAACGATTGGAGGCGGTGGAGCAGTAAGACTGCAAGACTTGGACGATGTTGATACATCATCACTTGGTAATGGAAAATTTTTAGTATTTAATTCCTCTTCAGGTAAACTAGAATTTACAGATCAAGTGGATGGTAATTAATGGCATTAAAGATTAAATTAAAACAAGTCGCTGGAACACCAACAACCTCAGATTTAGAGAACGGTGAAATTGCACATAACACTAGCGCCAATACACTACATATACGTATAGGTGACACTATACACTCTGTATCTAGTTCTGGTGGTGGTGGAGGTAGTACTTTAACAGTACAAGATGAGGGTTCATCATTATCAACAGCTGCAACTACACTAAACTTTGTTGGCTCTGGTGTTACTGCCAGTGGTACAGGTGCAACTAAAACAATTACTATTAGTGGTGGTGGTTCTGTTGATTTATCAGCAGTAGATCAAGACATAGTGCCTGATGCAAATAACACTAGAGACTTAGGTTCATCATCTAAAAAATTTGCAGAATTACACTTATCTGGTAGTACAATATTCTTAGGTAATGCAAAAATCAAAGCGACAGACGCTGGTGATCTAACAGATGCAAATGATAACAGAATAGGTGTAACAAATGAAGAGGGAACACCAGTAAGATTAGTTCCGTTATTTACAGCTGCTGGTGGATTAACAACACCTGCAAAAAGATTAACATTTAAAGCATCTAGTCCTAGAGATAGAGTATTCAGAGACACTTTTAAAAAAGCAAATGGAGATAGTGTAACAGCAACACGAGCAACTCAATTATTTGAGTTCTAAGGATAAATAAAGATATGAGCGCAAAAACACCAATAAGAACAGTATTCGATGGCAGTAATAATGCAACAGGTCTTGCTGAATTTCAGTCTGGCGAGTTTGTAGCATTAACGCATGGAGGTCTTGGTGCCTCTTTATCTATTGGTTCAGCAGGTCAGGTATTAAAAGTAAACTCTGGTGGTAGTGCGTTAGAGTTTGGAAACGTAGAAGCAGTCTTCAATATTGATGGAATGACTGATGGGTCTGGTATTACTATTGCTGATGGTGATGACTTTGCAATATCAGATGCTGGCACAGAAAAGAAAGTTAACGCATCACAAATTAAAACATATGTTGCAGACATAACTTTAACAACAGCTGCACAAACAAATATTACCTCAGTAGGAACATTAACATCTTTATCAGTTGATGACATCACAATAGACGGAAGTACAATATCTGATGGTGGTGAGTTATCAGTATCAGCAACAGGTATTTTAAATTTAACTTCAGCAGCTGCAACAGGTCCAGCTATAAAAATAACATCATCAAGTGGTGGATTATTAGTAGATTCAGCTTCACTTATTGTATTAGATGCTGATAATGCTGATAACGGTATTCAATATAAAGATGGTGGAACAGAAATGTTGCGTATCCACAATTCATCAAGCGATGTTATCTTACACACAAAAGTTCAAGATAAAGATTTACTTATTAAAGGAAATGATGGTGGCTCTGATATTACAGCATTGACTTTAGATATGTCAGCAGCAGGTGCAGCTACTTTTAATGATAAGATTACTTTAGGTGCTAATAAATCAATAGAGTTCGGAGACTCAGGTGAAACCATTGCAGGTGATGGAACAAATTTAACAATTACTTCAAGCGGATCAACA